TATTATATAATTCTTAGTGAATAAACATAGCCCCGCTATGTTTATGAGCTTAGAATTATATTATCTACCCTGAGTGTAACGAAGGAGTAGATAATAGGTGATAGAGCATAAAGTAAAGAAATAGGACCTGTGATAGGTCCTTTTTATGTATATTCAATTTTAAGGTATCTCACTGTGTCATCAAAGTCCTCAATGAACTCCTTAGATATTATCTCCTTGGTAGCTACGTCCCTAAAGTTATCCCTGAATGCTTCCATATTTCTAGAGCCTAGCACCTCAGCATGAGTCACACCGTAGTATTCCACAAGCCAATTAGATAATTCATCTATTTCCTCTGTGCTACGTTTCCACCACCAGAACCACTGTGTATGAGAGAGTCCGAAGTGAGCCTGTGCCTTCTTAATGTTCCCGAATAACCTTTTCACAGCCTTTGAGGTATCAGCCCTTAGCATAGGATTGTAAATAAATTCACCATATTCACTGTGAAGCTCAAAGTATTCCTTCAAGTAGTTCTCATAGCCCTTGAACCATTCAGTAGGTCCTGAAATATTATACTTCTTATACCACAGATACAATAGTCCTCCCTTAATGAATGTCTTTCCTGTCTGATACATATACACAGAGGCCATGTCCATTTCCCAGAAGGGTACGTCAGGGAAGAATTTCTGAATATTTATATGGTCTCCATCAAGATACACCTCAGAACGCACATATTCGGCCATTCTGCTGTAGTAAACAGATAGTGTGGTACTTTCCCCTAGGACTTCAAATAACGCTGCTGTGGACTTGCTAGAGACCTTTAATGAGCCTGTGCCTGCCATGATGTATTTATGTACGTTTGCTGTGCTTCCAAATGTCCTAGCCAGCTTCTTGTTCATGCCCTTTAGCATTTCTCTCAGGGACTCATTCAGGTTCTCTATATAGGTCACAGTGATTTCCTTACCTAGGCGCTTTGTATAATAGTCTTGGAACTGCTGTCTTCCTTCTTCTATGAGCTCCTCTAAGTCAAACTTCCCTGTGTCATATAAATTAAATAAGAACTCAGCCGTCACAGGGGAGACTAGTCTGTTCTTTCTTGAAACTTCTTGTGATTTAATATCTGAGAAAATATATTTCATTTTCCTTACCTCCATGTAAATATTGTAGCATATTTGGTTAGGAGTTTCAATAGAGAAACGGTTGAAAAAGTAAAGTACAGATAATACAAGGTAAAGAAAGGCACAGAGTATTTTATTCTTTATAGTGTAATATCTGTACTTTGGTAAAATATCCATAGTAAAGTACAATTAATACAGTATAAAGAAGAGCTCTAAGAGCTATGTGTATTTCTTTAACTTGTATTATCTGTACTTTGCTAAAAAGCGAGATTTTTACTTGCACTCCCCTGTGACTTATGGTATTATAGATACATAGCTCAGGAGGAAGTATGTTACTCAGTTTAGACATTTCGACTCGTTCAACAGGATACGCCATTCTTGACCACAACGGAAAAGTGGTTACCCATAATGTTATCTCCCCTCGCAACGATAGTTACCTAGAACGTGCGCAGGAAATGGCTGAGCAGGTAAGACTTCTTCTGCATAGCTACCCAATAAAACGGGTAATTATAGAAGAGCTTAAAGTTCTCAAAAATCAAAAGACCCTTGTGTGTTTGGCTATAACACAGGGAGTGATTATTAGAGAGCTTAATGATTTAGCTATCAACTTTGTTGGTCCTTCGGTCTGGCGCAAGTTATTTAAGTTATCTGGTCTCAAACGAGCCGAGGCTAAGAAACATGCAATAAGCTTGTGCAGACGGAAGGGGCATGATGTAATCTGTGATGACGACGCAGAAGCGATACTGATTGGAGAATATTTTTATGAGAGTTCAAGTAGTGACATCTACAAAAACTTACGAAGTACCAAACGGGCTACTTCCAAGGCTAGAGCAAAATAACACAGAGCGTGTTCTTCGTGTGAACCTTTCTGACACAGAGGAGCTTGTGTGTTATAACTGCCAAGTCTATGAGCTAAAAGATGGAGTGCTCAGTTACTTCTGTGTTCCATCGAGTATTATTTACGAAGAAGGGAAACCTTTGGAGTATAAAATTCAATCGCTATTAGGTATGGGGTAGGAAGACTTTTGCTATAAACCTTTTCATATAACCTTTCTATATTACCTTTCTACTACCGATTTATTTTACCTACCCTATACTGATTATTGTGCATATATCCAAGTGGCTTAAGGAGTCTGGCCGCAACCCAGATAGTCGGGGGTTCAAATCCCTCTATGCACTTTGCCTTTATGGCAATGTATTTCATATATCTCCTGTATCGTTAAGCCTGTGTGATTGTAAAAGGTCACATGGGCGTAGGAGCAAATCAACTAATTACCGAACACACAGTGTTATACTATACATAAGTTGCTCCGAAGAGTCCCATAGTGCTACCACTGTGGGATTTGTTTTGAATAGAAAGAGGTTGTTATGGCTAAGAAAACAGAGAAAAGACTTTACTCAGATGAAATGCGTGAGCTAAGCTTTGCACCCTTTGAGGATTTAAAAGCTTATGCTATCCGCTGGGGTCTTGAGGAATATGACGAAGAAATTGTGAAGGCTTTTGGACTTAAACGCTTTGCAGAAATCCCTCCAGCTACACCAATGCGGATTAACGCTTTGAAGCAGATTTTTGAAAGTATCGAAAATGGCACAGCACGTATTGAGTGGGCTAACCGTATTGAAGGTAAACCTACACAGACCACTGTGAACCTGAACCGAGAAACAGAAAGTATTGAAGAGCTTGAGCGCTATACCAGTGCTCGTCTTGATAAATTATTTGAGGACTTGTAATGGCAAATTCACAGGACAAGATATTCATCAGGAACTATGATGATTTTAAGGCAAGACTTAGCGAGTATGTCAATCGTGTGGTTAACGAAGCGCCTAGTGACAACTTTGAAGAGGCTTTAATTGGCTATCTTGTGGACCTTTACACTGACTCATTTTATGAGGAGCTTGAGTATATTCTCAATGAACTTGGACTAGAGCTTGATGAGGTTGAGTATCGTAATGCACAGAATAGTATCAATCAGTCAGGCTTTGCCAGAAGTAATTACACACGTCTAAAAGAGATTTTTGCCAGTAGGAAAGCTGATATTCTAAGTATTAGAGACGAAGTGGTTGCTGAGAAGGGAAGACTAGACCAAGAAGAGATTGATAGAAGGATAGTACCAATTATTGAGCTTATCTCTGTGTCAGAGGTCCATATGGCTATCGAAAAAGCCTCTGTGGAGACTGCCAAGGTACTTCACCATATCACAGGAGAGGTCATCTACAAGCGGTGGAACTCTGTGAATGATGAGCGGACTTGTCCTATTTGTAGATTACTTGAGGGTACAAGAGTTCCTGTGGGAATTTCATTCATTGAGGGACTAGACCCAGAAGACGACGCATACGATATAGCTGTGAATTACTTAAGTTATACAGGAGGAGACTTTAGCTATGCCCACCCAAGATGTAGATGTTGGCTCACCTATGAAAAAGAGGAAGTTACTCTCTAATAGGGAAAAGTTAAGCATACTGCTGGACACTGTGACTCCTAAGGAGAAGCTAAAGAAGGCAGTAAAAGGGTATATACCAAAACATTTTAAGAGAAATAGTATCAGAGAGACTAAGGGCTTTGAGAAAGAGCTTGAATATTATAAGCTAGGCTTCCGTACAGCTCTATCAAGGTTCAATATTGAGCTCTGGTGGTCACAGGCTGTGCAATTTGGAGCTTTCCTGAGTGGGGATTATAAGACTGGCTACTGTGTGGCTACTCCTCGTTACGGTAAGTCCTTCCTGTGTGGAATTATGAGTAATAATTTTGCATTTTCAGGACAGAACTGCTACGCTGTAGGGTCTACAAACGAGTATTCAGGTATCATTATCCAACACGCCAGAGAAATATTAGTAAATGCTCACCCCTCTGTGAAAGAAATGCTGAGCATGGACGAAAATGACGTATCGGCTGTGGATAGACGGCTAAAGCGTGGTCTGAGCTCGTTCTCCAGTGAAGGATTTAGCTTCCGTAACGGAGGAAAGCTAGAAGGGCTCTCTGCTGGTAGTAACTTTACAGACCCCTCTAAAATCCATGTAATCGGACGTGGAGGAAATATGTTTGGAGACGAAGCCAGCGATATTTCGCCCCTTGCACTAGGGCACATGGCACGTCGGGAGTTTGAAAGTGATACAGGTGAAAAGCTCATCATGTACCTAATTTCTAACCCACGGTCACTGAACAGCTTCTTTGACTTTATGACCAAGGAAGATTTGGCAGAAGATGAGTTTGTAATGTGGCTAGACGTTGTGACTGCCATGGAAGAGGGCTCAATTAACTACACAAAAGACCAGCTCATGAAATCAGGGTTCACCATCACAGAGGACTCAATCAGAGAAAACCTCCTGTGTGAATTTCCTGTGGAACGGTCTAACTTCTTTGACGCTCAGCCTGATATTCTTGATGAGTTTAATTCACTTAACCCTGACCTTGAATGGTTTCTTGGAGTGGATAGTGCCTACAAGGGTGCTGACAGTATTCAAGTAACTCTGTCTTGTATAGACAAAGAGGGTCACATAACCGCTGTGGATACTACGGATATTAAACCTAAGGAATGGATTGATGGTATCACGGCTAGAGACGTTGTGAATAAGATTATTACAATAGCCAATCAGTTTAAGGTAAGGGCTATAGCTATTGACTCAGGAGGAGGAGCTCACATTGTTCAGCCTCTTAAGATGGCTAGGCTTTCTGGCAAGCTAAAGGCTTATGTGTATGATATAGACTTCGGTGGTAAGGTCACAGAGGCTAAGAAGATAGCCCATGACCCTAGTGCTGAATATGCCTTTAATAAGCGTGTAGAAATGCACCTTATGTTACGAGGAATGATGGAGGCACAACGTGTGTCCTTCATGACTAAAGTCTGGGACGGAATTGCCCGGCAGATGTCCTTTGTGGCAGAAATTCAACGACCAGAAGACAGGCTTGTGAAACTTAGACCTAAATCTGAGATTAAGAAGCTAATTCACCAGTCACCAGACGAACTTGATAGTGTTCTATTGGCTATACATGCCATAGAACTATTCTATTTGGAGGACCATTGATGGGAAGAAAGAGAAAGAAGAAGAAAGTACAGAAGCCTCAGCAAGAACAGCTGAGTAGACGTACACCAGAGGAGCTTGAAGGTGTAGAAGCCATGGATAAGTTCTTTAATTCTGCTGTGGAAGACCGATTGCTATATACTTCTAGTGGTTACCGGGAAATGCCTATTGGAAAAGACCTTAAGACCATTGAAAAGCTTGCTTTGAGCCTTCCTGATGTAGATTATATCCTTGACAGCATGGTATACTACATGTTCACTAACCGCCTGACAACGAAGGACGAGGAGAAAGATAAGCTACTCCATAAATATTTACAGGAAACCAACTTTAATGGTCAGCGTAATATTGATGTCCTGCAAGGTGTAGCCAAGGGTTATCGGAAATATGGCTACTATGGGCTATATAATTCAGGTCAAGGTCTTGTAGGAGTTCACCCTAAGGATATTCTTGCAATCACAATCCCTTACCCTGAGCACCCTGTGTTGACCCAGACATTGAGCTATGTAATTAAGCGTACAGATGACGCACATGCCATTGTAGACCGTATCACAGGATATAGTAAAGGCTATACAAATCTTGACGTTGAAGCTTATATGGATTTGTTACAAAACCCAGAAAAGTACAAGGACGATTTGCTCCTTGTTACTGAGGATAATTTCGCCTGTGTCAAGTTGGATACGTCTAAGGTATTCGGCATTAGTCCCCTACTTAAGGACCGCAAGCGTGTGCAGTTACTCTTGAACATTCTTGATAGAATGAACTATGATATTGCACGAAATGGTATTGGTACTATTGCGCTTCAAGCAAAGGATAGTATCATTGATAGCATTGAAGAGGGCGAAGCAGAAGGATTTGTACCTAGTGCTGGACAACTTCTTGATATGGGACGTACCGCTAAGAAGGAACGTGCTGACAAGATTGCCAAGGACATGGAAGACATTTCACAGAAGCTCTCAGAAACAGAGTATAATGACGCTATTGTGTATTCTAGTAAGTTTGAGAACCTGCTCCAACTCACACGGGATACCAAGGCTGTGGACTTCCTAGATTATCTGTCACTGTATGCCTCATCTATCGTCGCTCAAATGTTTGGAGTACCTGCAAGGCTATTTGACCTCGGTAAGACAGTATCAAATATTGGTACACACAGTATCATTGATAACTCAATGAAGAATAATATTATCCCTATGCGGACACACTTCATTGGTCAATGCTCACGTCTAATTGAGAACGCTGTGGGACTTAATCACCATGAGCAAGATATTACTTTTGCAAGTTATGAGTTCTCTAAGGACTACAACTATAGCAATGACATGACAATTCTTGAAGTTTATGATAGACTTAAGGAAATCGACCCAGAGAAAGCGGAAGCCTATCTGGATAAAAACTTAATTATTTAAGGAGATATGTAATGCCTAGAAAGAAAGTTACTGTTGAAGATTTGAATGAAGCTTTTGTAGAAGCTGTTCATGATGATACTCCAATGGCTGTGGCTACTAACTCAGGTAAGGTAGTTAGTGGAGATACACGTAGAGTTGGAGAGGCACGTAAGGTAGACTATGAGCTTGAGTTCTGGTTGCCTGTGCCTGAGGATTTTGACCCAGCAGGTTCTGATTTGGAGCTTGTTATGGGAGGCACAGCTTATGTGCAACGAGTTGAGGCTAAACAGCGTTTTATCTCAGCCCGTATTGGTCGACGTGTCCGTAACTATGCCTCACGTGTGGCTATTGCCTTCACCAATTTCAAGGAAGATGGTTCTACAGAAGTTTACACAGCAGAAGATTTCTTCAAGCTGTATGAAATTTTTGATGATAATGTCATTGAAGCCTGTGAAAATATTATTGTAGAGGTGCTAGGAGTTTCTACAAACCTCATTCAGTACATCACAGATGAGTCAATGATGGAGAACGTCCTGAAAATTATGCAGAATAATCCCAGCTTTTTTCAGACAAATTAGTTACCTGATTAACTATGGCTGGGCACTAACCTGTGGTATTATTCAAGAGAGAGAGGAGTGGAGAGGGCTTGCATATGATGATGTAATCCCTGTGCCACTCGATGAGATAGATGAGCAGGTTCTTGTCTTGACCAAGGAATATAATATCCCTTACTTAACTCTCATGGACGATACAACTTACACAGATATTGGTGTATTATATGCTAAGGTTGCTAACTCTAAGGCTTTTGAGGCTTATAGCCAATATATCAGCCTAGATGAGAAGGGTAGGGCAGACCATGTGAAAGACTATGGAGAGCCTAAGCCTTATGAATATGAGGTAATCACTGCTGAAATGCAGGAACGATATGCGGAACAGCAACAAAATGAGTTGCAAAAGATGTATAAGAGACAAAGGAGTATTTGATGTCTTCAATTATTACAGATGTGTTAGGATTTATTGAGGAAAAACGAGGAGCTATTAAGCCTGAGTATGTCCGTAATGGTAAGCCTGTGTACACACTACGAAACTATGCTGATATGACTGACCTTGACGCTGATGTGTTGCTTAATGGAGGTCAATTTAACTTAGCGGAGAAAGTACCTACATTTGGACGTGGAGGAAACTTGCTTCGCACACCACGCACTTCCTATGCTGTGAACGTAGAGATTGCATTTGATAACCGTGTGAAAATTGAGAAGCACACAGACGCTAAAGGTAAGGAGAGTGATGTTTATGTCTTTGTTGTTGACCAACGAGCTCTTATGGACCAATCTTCTGGACATATCTACGCTAACTTCGTTGTTGGCTATATTATAGGTCCAGACGCTAAGGGCAAACCAGAGGTTAAGGGTACTAAGCACATCAAAGAAGATGAGTTTGTGAATGACTATGACCAGACATTTGACCCATCTTCCATGGAAGAAATTATGGAGCTTATCAATAAGTACCGCCTACAACATGGTACAGCCAAAGTTATTGAAGAGCTTAAATTCAATAAATAGTAAAAATAAAAGTGCAGTGTGCTATTTGACTATCTGTGCTTTTTTTGGTATAACTAGGTAGACAATTATTAAGGAGGACAGACATGGTACGCAAGTATAAAACTACTACTGTTAAGCCAGCTGCACCAAAACTAACTCCCTCAAAGGAAAACAAAATTAAAGTCGCAATTATGAACCTGAAATTGACTGTAGGTTCGCAAGAAATGACTTTCAAATCACCTTTGGCTGAGCAAATTTTGGCAAAGGTTAAGCATATTATTGTGGGACGTGAACAGGTTCAGTATTTTGATAAAGCTGACAACAAGTTCAAGTCATTCACTTATTGCTGTGGTGACAAGTATGAAGTTTCCTTCACTACAGAAGAGCGCAATCTTCAAACAACTGAAGTAGACTGCTACAAGTTCCCAATTACTTACGAAGGAGATAAGTAATGAACGAGACAATCGAAGTAGGAATGTCCTATGACGAGTATTTGGCTCAAATTCGTGCTGAACAGTTCGGCTGGGAAGTAGAAGAGATTACATCAATCTCTGATAGTGACCTGACTAAGCCTGCTGTAGAACCAGAAGCCCCTGTGGAAGAGGTTCATTATGAAGCACCTGCTGTGGAGGAAACTCCTGTGGTTGAAGAGCCTGTACCGACTGAGGAAGTTCCTGAGGAAGTAGAGGAGTTAGATGAAGTTTAGAGTTTCACGATTTTTGAAGCGTGACTTAGTAGTCCGTGTGAACTTTACAAAGGACGGCTACATTCAGAGTAACCGTAAATTGTTTGAGTTTTATCCTTCTGGTAAAGCAGATGATGAAGGCTGGTATGAAACTACTGATGAGATTTTAGTAGATAGCCTACGAGGACTTACTGAGCAGTTACCTTACACGCCAGAGGCAGAAGCCGGTCTTAAAAAAGATGGAGTTTCTTATGAGTACGCCTACTGTGCAAGCTGTGGGGGTCATAAAGTTCGTAAACTTGAATACCATCTATTTGAGGTGACTGAATAATGCCAGTTTATTCTAAGATAGCCAAGAAAATCCAGAATGAGATAGACACCTACCTCATGAACAAGGATTTGCTTGATGGCTATATTAACTTGAGTAAGACTGATAAGCACAAAGAGTCATTTTCTGTGAATAAGAATTATGATGGTGAGGACGGATACATGACCCTCTTATCTGAGGGCTCTGTTCTTTACCCAGACGGTTCTATTCGTCTTTATCTTGCTAAAGGTACACTTCAGAAGTGGTACGATAGCATTGATGAAGAATACGAAGGTTATGTAACGGTTGGACATGTAGATACTAACAGCTTCCCTGTGCGACAAGGCTACTTCCGTAAGGAAGACTTAAGAATTATCACAGACGACAAAGGGCGCTCAGATTTACTTGTAAAACCTCATGTGAACACAGAGCTTAGCCAGATTAAGGACCTTATCATTCAAGATGAGCCTTTTGCTATTTCATCTGAGTTTAGCTGGACTTTCAAGGACATTAAGCCTGAGGAAGTCGCTGAGTACACGAAACTGACCAAGTATAATGCACAGTTTACTGATGAACCTGTGCCTATCACTGATAATATACACATTACAGGATTTTCATTTGTAGGAAATCCCGGAAATGCAAAGAGCGGAGGCTATGAGCCCTCTGTGTATCTGAAACAAGAGAAGGAGCTAGAGTTGGATAAAGAAAACACTTTAGATAAAATCCTTGCTTACTTCAATGGAACATCTGCTGAGGCTACAGAAGTTGAAGAAAAACAACCAGAAGTAGTTGAAGAAGTCAAAGAAGAAGTTAAGGAAGAAGTAGCTGAGCCTGCTGTAGAAGCAGAAGCTGAGGCTACTGAGCAAGCTGAGGAAGTGAAAGAAGAAAGCTTGGAAGCTAGTACAGTAGAATTGCTGGAAAAAGCTACAGCTAAAATTCTTGAACTTGAGGCTAAGGTTGGAAAGCTTGAAGCTGAAAAGGTTGCTCTTGAACAAGAAAAAGCTCAATCAGAAGGAGCTATCAAACAACGTATGGAAACACTTTCAGCGTTGCTATCTAAGGCTTCTGTGGAAGCCCCTGTGGTTAAAGAACAGGAAGAGAAATTAGAGCAGTCTACAGGTCTGCGTAAACGTTTTGGAGGAAAATAACTAATGGAAAAGTTGACAAGTTTTGACATTGTTCTTAAGGAAGCTATTGACTATCTTTACGATAATTCTAAAGTAGCACTTGCTAACCTTGAGTCAATGGCACGTGACGCAGGCGCTAACTTTAAGCCACAAGCACCGTTCCATAAAGACGGAGAAATCCCATTTGGTATCTCCCGTGACTGGTCTAAAGCTCAGCCAAGCCTTCGTGAAGTAGGAATGGAAGATGAGCTGGTATCAGACTTGCTTAAACGCTTTGAGCAGGCTAACCTTGGTACTTTGCGTCGTGCTAAAAATGGCGATTGGATTATGGAGTCCCTGACATGGGGTACAGAAGCTCCAGACTTCTCTGGTGATACTGGTGATAGCTGTTGCTTCACTGAGAAGTTCACTATGAAAGCAACTGGTGACGCTACACCTGTTCGCTACCTGTGTTTCAAGGACTGTGAAAATCGTCTTGACCGCATGATGAAGGATAAAGTACACTTCAAGCAAGGTGACTTGATTAACAAGTTCCAGAAGCTTGGAATGAGCTATGCAGAAGCAGAAGCTTTCATGGCTTGGTACACATTTGCCTTTATCGTACAACGCCATATCGTACAAGGATTGCTCTCTTACAAGGGTAATGGCTTACGACCATTCCACGGTGTAGCTGAAATGATGACCCATCCGGGTATTACTCCTATCGACGCTGCTGGCTCTGTAATTGGTGCTTTCCGTCAAGTAGCTTGCTACCTTGATGTACTCCAATCACAAAATTCTAACTACAAGATTTATGTTCACCCATTGACTTTGCGTGGAATTAAATCAGAAATCAAACCGGGCAAGGACGCTCAACTGCCAGAAGGCTGGACTATCTCAGGCGACACTGTGACATTCCGTGGCATTAAGTTTGGTACTTCTTACCACATGCCTTATGACAATGAAGTCAGCATGACTGGTGAAGCATATGTGCTTGACTTGAACCGTGTAGAAGCCTTGACACAACACGACTTGTTCGTACCTCAAGACTCTATCCGCACTGTGACATCAGAAGATGATACTCAAGCAGGCTGTGAAGTAATCTGTGACAAGTATGAAAACTTTGGTTTGGTATATACCAATTCACCAGTATCTCACTTGTTGATTGCTAACATTCCACTTGACCAACAATGTCCTGCCGTTGTATTTGAACGTATCCAAGGTCTGCTTACAGGTCTTAATCCGTTCCCAATGGCTACTATCAAGGCTGAGGCTTAATTAAAGGAGGTTGGCAATGGCTGATAACAAAGAGCTTCAAATTGAGCTGGTAAAGGTCACTGAGGAGCTAAAGAAACATTGCCAATGCTTCGACTGCAATGATGGTGCAGATATTCAGGAATATGTGGGTAAGTTCCTTCGGGTTCTTGCCCAGATGTTCTGTTGGGTTGATAAAACCTGTGCAACCATATTAAAGACAGCTCGTGAGGAAATCATTGAGCTTGGGAACTATGAAATCTGTGAATGTAAGGCTATATTTGAATTTAAGCCTTATTATTTTAAAGGTTTTGACCCTAGCACAGTAAAGCTGTTTTTACACAAGAGGCAAGGGCTTTCTCGTGAAGTAATTGAGCTTGACAGAACTAAGTGGAGTTGGGATAGTATTGATGAGACTATTCTCGTTGATATGACCGAACAAATCAACCCTTGTTGTCTATGTGATACCTCATGCCAATGTGAGACTACCTACAAGCTTGTAGCACGGTATGAGGCTGGTTACACAGCTGAAACATTACCTCTGTGTGTTTATGAGGCTATGTGTCACTTCTTGCAAGTATTCATTGCTTATCAGAACAACTGTGGAAGCTTGGACGATTGTTCTAAGATGGACCGGTTGGCTGTAGGCTCTGTGCTTAAGAGTAAATCTGTGGACTACCTGATTAGGACATGGGACGTTGACACAGCAAGTCTTGAGTATATTTACACTAAGTTAATCAACCGTTGGGCACTACAAAGCTTGAGCATGTTGTCCCTGTGTCAGTATGAAAACACAAGCGTATTTATTGCAGTAGGAAAGGCAAGAAAGCATGAAAGTAAGGTATCTAGGGGAGTACACAAGAGAGGCTAGAAGTTATGGCTGTTCTCGTTGTGGGACTTCTACTACTCATTCATCTAATGAGGTCTATAAGACAGAATACCGTATGTACTATGAAGGACGATTGTTCGTCTTTAAAAAGGGAGAAGTTCAGGAAGTGGCTGATGATATTCAAGGACGCTACCTGCTTAACCTGAAACATAGAGACAAGGACGGAGCTGTTAAGCCTTCCTTTGAGGAGGTAAATGATGGGGCTTCCCAAGAATAATAAAGAAGTAATAGTAATTAAGCAAGGAGGCAAGGTATCACGGTATGATGAAAACAGCCGTAAGATAGATACCTGTGTGTTTGAAGAGGTCGAACATCTTAAGTGTGTAGATTACATGCCAGTAGGTCGGTTTGAAGATGTAGAGACAACTCACAAACTAGAAACTTCCTCCACACTAGCCACTTTCTATTTTTCACTTCATAACCAGCTACACACCTGTGACTTTGACATAAAGCATGGCTACTATGTTATCCAGCGTGTGAGTGTTCGGTGTAATTATAATAACTGCCCTGAGGACGCTGGTGTTGTCTTCTGGAAGGTTGTTGGTATCAAGACTTATGAGGTACTACCCGGTTGCTGGGACGTTAAATTGACGGTACAGCGACTAGCAGGACGTGAGCATGAGCAACTACTCTTTGAGTGTAAGCCTTATGTTAAGCAAATGCAAGGGGTTATTGCCGTAGACCATGACTGACATTTCTAAAATCACAGGTGATGAGCTTCTGAGAGAGTTTGCAGAAGTTGTGTATAATGTTGCTCTTGAGTCTAGGGCAGAGGTATCCAGAGCCACTGGAGCTCTTAGAGAGAGTACCCAGATAAAGCGCACACGAAATGGCTTCTCTGTGTCAGTAAGTGCTGATACGCTAAGGGAGAAGTCAAAGCAAGATAGGTTCTATGCGGCTACATATATGTTGAAGGGATACCCTAAATCAGGGCTACCTCCCTTCAACTATATCGAAAATGCCACAAAGATTATGGGAGGACAGCTCCTTCCACTCTCTGTGTCAAGTATGTCAGCTAGACAGCCTAGTGGGCGTAGAGGTTCGGGTATTGGTACAAGCACCGATATAGGTAAGGAAGTGCTAGAGGAATGGATAAGTGCAAATAAAGGTAAGTCAAGGATTATAAGGAGTCTTAGAAGGTGATTAGTAGTATTTATATCAATATAAAGAAATGGTTACAGCTCTATGGCTACGAAGTCCTAGATTACTTTATCCAAGTGGATAATAAGAAAGAAACCGACCCAAGAAATCGTTACAGAGAATTTGATGAGCAATTTAATACTCATGTAGGGACATCTGAACACTATGAGAATAATCAAGGTTGGGAAAACCCCTTCTTGGCGATAGACATTGTGCCAGACCCCCTAAACAAAGGCTGTTTTAAACGGTATATAGTGAACTTCTCTGTGTATTACTCTTCTGTGACCCCTAGTTCAGGTAGGCGCTGTATAGAGAATACACCAGAGGGTAAGCTAGAGTATCGTGACGGTGTATATCAGGCTATATGCGAAATGATATACCATCAAGTTAAGACAACAAGAGGCTTGAAAATGAAGACCTTCGCTGATGATGTAGCTTCTAAAGATGATTGGTATTTACCAATAAAGGTAACCCCTGTGAAATTTGGGGACTTAACAGACTTTAGCAGTGAATTGACAGATGAGGTTGGAATGTTCAGCTTCCCAATAACTTTATCACTTTTTGAATGTTAGGAGAATATAATGGCAAATCGTTTGTCTTCCGCTGATGTAGAGCGTTTCTACATGACACGAAATGAACTGGCTTCTCAAGGTAACTCCCGATTGGAGCTTGAAGCAATGTCACTTGTTCGTGAATATTTGGCTAACTACCAAGACCCAACTCCTGTAGCACCTAGCGGTCCTGTGATTGGTCCTGCTAATAAAGCTACAGAAGAAGAAGGAAAAGAAAACAAATAAGGAGTTACACTAAATGGCTTATTCATCTACCAATATGTCACACCCTTTGTACGGCTTTAACAAGCAAGATAAGAATGACATTATCACAGTAGGAGTTACTGAGGAAATTCGTCCAAGTGTTCGTTTGAAAGCTAACCGACGTATCGCAGTCGATACAGGTACTGAGGTAGGTTTTGACGCTAACAAAGTTCCTCAAGACCAAATCAACTGTGGACCTATTAAGTGTTTGAACACAGGTACACTGTTTGTAAAACACGCTAGCAAGAAAGCGAAAGTTCGCTATCAAATTCGTTCTCGCCCAGATAAGTATGCTCTTGGTTTCAACATGATTTACCTGAACTTGCCTAAGGCTGGTACTTACACACTTCGTGCTAAAGTATCTGACTACGCTGACGCAACTCAGACTAACTCATTTACCTACGCTTACAAGTTCACTGTGACTGCTCCGGGAGAAGTCCTACGTACAGTAGACTTTACTGATATTGTATCACTGAATGACACTGCTAATGGCGGTGGTCAAACAGGTACTGGTTGGTATCCAGAGTTCAAGAATGGCAAGCTGACTGGTAAGCCAAGTGCTAAATCAGCAGGTATTACAATTTCTTATGAGGTTGAAGCTTCTGCTGATACTGAACTGGAAGAAACAGCTCAAATCGGTTTCAGCTCAATCTACATTGTAGGTGACCGTTCAGAGCTTCGTAAGTTCTCTAACGTACTGTTGTCTTGCTTGACTTCATTCACACATAATGTCTCTGTGCCAGCTTCTGACGCTCGTTGCTTCGGACGCCAATATGACGCAGAACAGATTGAAGTAACTAAGGAGATTACAGCTACAACTACTTCTGCCAATGATTACTGGTTGAACCCACTTGAAAGTGTGTCTAATCTGGTAACAAGCGGTATTCCTCAAACTGATACCTTTGTGGTTGAGGGGGTTAATGTAGATGGCAAGAAATATGGTGAGATTTATCTTCCAGACTTGTACTTCGGAGATTGTAACACAATCATTATCTCACTTGACCGCTGTGAGTCTACTTATCTCTCAATGCTTCCTGTGTCACCGGGTGTAAGCCTTCGTGCTGATGAGTTTATCGTCATTACTGACCAAAAACTTGCAACACCTCGTGGAACAGTCCTTGTGAGCGAAGACTACATTGGTGAAGAAGTCCTTGTGACTTACAACGCTGAGCGTGAAGTTGAGCTGATTGTAGCAAATGACAAACGTCTTGACAAGACACACTTCCGTGTGACTCAACACGTTAAGGATACTAAAGGCAATGACCACTACTACGTATTTAACAACGTTCTTATCACAGAGAACTCACGTGAATACGGTACAGATAGTGAAGTTACTCTGTCCTTGACACTGACAATCTCACGGGACGATAACGGCAATTTCTACGAAGTTCGTAAGGACAGCGGAGACTTAGCCTAATAATTAGAAGGAGAAGTTATGGTAGTTCGTACTATCGGAGTTAATATTACAGGAGCAGAAGACGTACAGCGTGTTCAGTCGCTCCTTAATGGACTAAAGAAACAGGTAGGCGAAGTCAATAACCTCCTCAAAAAGGAACTAGGGGCAGGCAATAAGTCTGCCTCTTTTAAGGTTAATATAGGGTTCTCTACGGCACAGTTCCAGCGTGAATGGAGTGCATTTAAGAAGAGAGTAGCACCTACACTAGAGGTCAAAGTAAAGCTCACTGGAGATAAAGGTAACGGTAATGACCCCTTAGAGAATATGAATGATGGGGCTAGACGGTTTATGTCTAACTCCCAATCTCTAAGGACTCAGCTTAACACCATCGGAGGAGCTCTTGATGGGCTCTCTAGCAAGACTTTAACCCTTGGCAAGGCTCTTGGGGCTCTGACTATCGGAAAGGTGCTAGGAGGCAATCTACGCTTCTCTACGGGTATCTTTGGGTCAATGTTTAAAGAGATTAACACAGTAAGGAATGTTTTACAGAAGGGCTTTGTAATCGGTAAGGTTGTAACTGCACCAGCTGTGAAAACTCTTACTGCGTTAGGTAACTTAGGGCGTAAAGTTGGTATGACCTTTGTGAAGCACTTTAACTCAGCGCTCTCAAGCCTTGGACGTGGAGTTATTCACATGAATAGCTTCCAGAATATCTTCAACCGTATCGGTCAGACGATTAACCAAGGTATAAGAAGTATTGTACAGCAGACCAAAGAGCTTGGTGACGCAATGGTTACCTATGAGACACAGATGGCTTCATTTGGACAAGACCGGGCTACTACAGAAGCTGTGGCTCAGGAAATCTCTAGGTATGGAGCGGCTACTGCCTACAACGGAGCTGATTTGCTTCGTAATACTGGTTACTTTACAGCCCTTGGAGTAAAAGACCCTGTGAAGCTGACTAAGGCTATTGCTGGTCTGGTTGCTACAAATAAAAACCCTATTGATGACTTTGCAGGGGTAGCTAAACAGCTTACTGACGCATTACAGGCAGGTAAGTTGAACTGGCAAGACTTCCGTATCATTCAGTACCGTCAGTCCCCTGTGGCAACACGTTTGATTGACGAGGAACTTGCTAAACGTGGCTATCTTCAAGATGATAAGGGCAACCCTGTGAACAAGCAGACGGCTATCCGTAAGGGGTACTTGTCTCTTGAGAAATACTTGGAAGTCCTTACAGAAGTAGGTAACAGTGACGCACTACAGTCACTTACAAACACAATTAAGACCCCTAAGCTGGCATGGGATAACTTGCTTGAAAATATTGGTTTGAAAGCTAGTGGTGCTGTAGGGGCAGAAGGTCCTTTGAAAGGGCTTTATGATAGTATCGTTGACTTTATTAAGGATATTACTGCTCTAGTAGAGAAGTCAGACCCTGTGTGGCAATATGTCGGTGAGAAATCACAAAAGGCTGTTGCTGGTATCCGTGGATACTTCTCTGAGTGGAATAAGGCTTTCTCTGAGCAATTAAAAGGGAGTCTTCCTACATTCCTTAATGGGGTTGAAGGAGGGTTCTCTGGAGGTAGAGTAGCTCAAGGACTCAATGAAATTACACAGGCTTTATTGGCTATGGGTAACGCTACAACCTCACAGAACCTTGGTAAAGGTCTTTCTGAGGTAGCCTACCAGTATGAACGCCTTGTGGCTAAGTTTATTGGACTAGGACAAGTGTTGCTTGATAATGGAGCGCTTGACACTGTAGCTAACTTTGTTGCCTTATATGGTGATATGGTAGCTCAGGTAGCTGGAAGCTCTGTGATTAGGAACACACTGACATTCATTAACTTTATCATTGATGAGGTTGAGAAGACTGTCAATAATGGAGCACTAGTAAGCGGTGCTGATAGGGCATTTGCTGGGTTGCTAGACTTCTATACACAGCTTGTGTCTTTGGCAAGTCTGTTTATCAATGATACTCCTATTGTAAGTAAAGGACTAGAGTATGCTGGTCAGGTACTTACAGCCATGGCTACCACAGTATCCTCTGTGAAAGAGCTTATGAATAATATGCTCAATGGAGGAGCTTCTGGAAACTTCAAGAAAGGACTAGAGCTAGGTTTCCAGCAAGGGGTAAGTGGCTATGGAGACGACCCTAGGGGATTAGGACGTACTATCCTGTTTATCCAAAAGGTTCGTAAGTTCTTTGAAGACCTCATGAAGGAGTATAATAACCTATTTAACACATTTAAGTATGCTAACCAAGTGGGAGCAGAAAAGTATGGAGTTAAAATCGGTAACTTCCTTGGAGAGGTAGCCAATATCTTCGGCAAGATTATTGAGTGGTTTGATAAAAAGATTGGACAGCTCAATGGACGTATTAACTTCAATACTGTCAAGACCCTTGTGGAAGAAGTAGGTAAGATGTGGCTCTCTGTGGTCAATATGCTTACTGATACGGTTACTAAGTCTATTGGCTCACTACCTAAGGGCAGATTAGAGCAGGGCATGAAGAACTTCTCCTCTGTGTTCCAGAATTTGCAGAAGTCATTACAGCCTATCTATCAGGAACTTCTCACAGGGGTACTTAAGAGTGCTACAGGGAATACCGGTAAGAAGCTGTTACAAGCAATGGCTGACTTTGTGAAGGCTGTTGTGACAATGATTAGAGATATTATTAAGTATATAGGGCATGGCTCTGTTGAAAGTGGGATTAACTCTATCCTTAAATTCTTTACTAATATCCTTAACTTCATGACTGAGATTGCTAAATTTATGGGACAATATCCGGGACTTACCACAAGCCTTATTGGTCTGGTAACTATATTCGGAGTTATCGGAAAGGTGTTAAGCTCAGCAGCTAAGATGGTTAGTGTAGCTAATGCTCTTGGACTAGGAAGCTTAGCCTCAGGAGGAGTTGCTGGTGGAGGGGGTGCTCTTGGAGGACTTCTCAGTAAAACTCCTATAACCTCATTATTAGCAAACTCAGAAGGCAATGCTTTACAACAGTTCCTTGCTAGAGCTGGTACTCCTGCTATTGGAGGTATCGGAGGTAAGATAGGCTCATTTGGAGCTTCTCCTCTAGGAGCTATCGCTTCCTTAGTTGCTCAAATGATTGCAGACCCTGTGCAAAGAGCTATTGGAGGACATGGAGGAGCTACTGTAGGTGGGGCACTTAAGACAGCAGGAGCTGGTCTTGGCTTAGCCGGAGCAACCTTCACAGGAGCTTCTATTGGTACAGCTATAATGCCGGGTATCGGTACCGCTGTTGGAGCTCTACTAGGTGCTATTACTAACCTTATTATGGGTGGAGGTAAGAGCCTTCTTGATGGTATTGAAGGACTCCTTACTGGATACAATGATGAGTACCGTAAACAGGCTGCTGAAAATGCCAAGTCTATTAGAGAGAACGCAGAGGCTGTGTCAAGAGCTAGGGCTGATGAGCATACTACTCGTGATGTTTTAGGTTCTAAGGTAACTCTTGGAGGATACCTGCAAAACGTAACAGATATGCAGAAGAAAGTGTTCGGTAAGCTTCAACAGAACTTCACAGACGCTACTGCATATATGCAGAACTCTATGCAACTCCTTGAGCAGGCAGGGGCTACAGACTCTGCTACAATGAGACAGACACTCTTTGACCTTGGATATAATGCACAGAAGCCTCTTAAGGACATGCAGGGCACTTATGTTCGTATAGGTGAGGAATTGATGTCTTGGGAGCAATTAAAGGCTCAGAACGGCTTATATGGCTCTGAGGGAGATGAAATTCTCTCTGCTCTCCTCAATCAGGTAGCTATTGCTCAGGGTAGACAATTCACAGATATTGTTGATGAGCAAGGAAATTTGATTACACAAATTGATGCTTATCGTCAAGGTGCTCAAAACCTTACAGAGGAAAAGAGACGAGAGCTTCAACAGAAACTCATTGACGCTGGTGTGTCCCGTGACCAAGTCCTACAACTTCCTGACAAAGCCCTCCAGTTCCTTGTGAGTCAGTATGATACATATACTAACACCATGAAGGCTGAGAAGGAGAAAGCTGACCATGAAGAGGAGGAAAGCAAGCATAAGGGGACTCTCACAGACGCTTGGAATAGGCTTAAAAACGCTGTGCAAGGTGTACGTGATTGGGTAGCCGGAGTAATTGGAGGTATTGCTGATTGGGTTACAGGAAGCAAGGGAGGAACTTCTCAGAAGAAGATTAGTAAAAATCCTTTTTACAAGAGTCTTTTTGGAGGATTATTCTTCTCCAGAGGAGGATTTGTAAACTACCTAGCCCAAGGAGGAAGTCCTCTACTTGGAGGAATTTTCCAACCTAGAGGTACTGACACTATTCCTGCAATGCTTACACCGGGTGAGTATGTCCTACGTAAGAGAGCTGTGGATAGCCTAGGAACTAACTTCCTAGATAACCTAAACCGCTTCGGTATTGGAGCTCTTGGAGGTAACAGGACAACCACAGTAGTGAATAACTATTATAACAACAATGCAAGTGTTAATCAGAATATTGATAATAAGTCCAACTACCTGAACGGTATGTATGGACTGGATAGATTGATGAGGTATGTTTAATGGGATATAGAGGCGAAAATGTAAATAAGCCTAGACGATATATTCAGTATAACGACCTTGTGTTCACAGGGACACGAAGCATACAAGAGCAAGCTGAGAGTGTAGCCTTTAGAGTTAATTCAACTCCGAAGGCTTTCACCCATGGCTCTTTTGTAGGTAATAGAGGTGATGAGCTAATTGTAGATACTCACACTATAAGCTTCAAGATGGCTCTGAAAACAAATACATGGAGTGATGAGAATATCCGTGTGCATTATGACTTCATAGTCCATCAGCTCACAAGGAAGGGCAAACTATGGGCTGTTGATAGTGGAAACCAACTTATTTGGTGTCATGCCTACTGTACTAGTATGCAACAGCAGAAAGAGTGGACGCTTACCGACAACGGCTACCTTGTGTTACAAGTTGAGTTTAATAATGCAGAAGGCGTTTGGCACAAGGCTAGTGAGCACAAGACTTACTTTGACAGGTTCGACCTGTGTAGCTTTACTCAGATGAAAGCAGATTGCCTTAAATCACGTTGCTGTGATGATAGCCAGCCCTGCTCAGAATGTGAGTGCTGTAATGATAACTGCTCAGCTATGAAAGACATGATTGACTACTGCTCAGCTGTTCAGGACATAGACTTCAATGACGAGTTCTTTGACCTCTGTGATAGTAAGTGGAGAGTAGTTCATAACTGTCAAAAGGCTAGAATTGATGGTAAGACATTGCCAGAACTCTATGCACATGCCCTCTGTGACCTCTGTGTAAATGGAGAGCTTCACAAGACGTTTCAGGCTGATACAGTATTAGATAGCACTCAGTGGAGAGTAGGGTTATTTGGACATTTCAAAGACCCTATTATCACAGTAAACAATACCAATATCAAGGTAAAAGGTGAGTACAACGGGGTTCTTACACTTGACCAAAGAGGAAATGTACGATATGCTAGTAGTTGGGAATGTCTTGAGTATGACTACAAGGTTGTCAAGCTAGATAACTTGTCTTACTGTGAAGGACCATTCAGAATTATTAAAGGCAGAAATACCATAAATGTATATGGTGTATTATCAAGCACAGCCTGTGCTTATGTAGATTACGAAAGGCTTACACTATGATAGGGAAAATTATAAATGGAGGAGACGGTTCAAGAGACCAGCTATTATTGCCTGAGGATTTCTTAGGTGACTTTGCGCTAGACTTTAACTTGATGGAAGTTCCGTCAATTCCAATTACTATCCCTTCTAAGTATGCTAAGCTACTGACTGGAACAACTCAGATTAGCCTATCTAGTGATGATTGGAACTTCCTAGGCACTGTGTATGAGAAGAGGACAAATCATAAATCAGGTATTTGTACTGTGAGCCTCACTCATATCGTAGGACTTCTTGACAAGAAAAACCTCCCGACTAATGTTACCTTTAAAGATAGCACAGTTCAGGAGGTTGTTAAGAAGGTTAAGGAATACTGGAAGGACGCTAAGAATGACCTAGTAAACCTTATGAAATTTGAGTTTGTAGACAAAGTTGAACGCAAGATAGAGTATGAGTTTTCACAAGAAACGGTCTTACAGTTCTTAACCAAGCTCTGTGAGAAGACACAGGATATGCAATGGCGCATAGATAAGAAAGACCCCTTCAAGGTGACGTTCTCAGCAATGGGAGCTAAGAAGGAAGTCATGATTTCCCCTGAAACCTATCTGATTGACCTTGGAGAAGTTCAGGAAAGCTTCCAAGGAGTAATGAACGCTGCTGTGGTACGCTCAGATAAGGCAGACGCAGGAGCAAGTTCCTTGACCCTTCGAGACATATTCCATGACAAGAAACTCATGATTGAAGGCTTCCCTGTGATTAAGACAGACCGACCTGTAAACTCACAGAGGCACTTTGATTACCCACCACTCCCTGTGTTCGCTACTGATATGTCAGAAGATGAGTATGCTATCCTAGATGAGGAAGGAATTGCCCTCGAAGCAGGAGAACTCTACTGGGGTAGCATTACTACTAATGACACACAGGCGATAGCTGGTGAGAATAAGGAAGTGTCTGATGAAGACCGTATCAAAGCCACTGTGCAAATGTATAAGTCGGCTATTAGGAAGATGAGAGCTTCAAGGAGGAAGGTTATATATCCTGTGACTACTTCACCTCTGCCAGCAGGGGTTCAAGTAGGAGACAAAGTAAAATTTGTCCTAGGAGTAGACCTTGTGGAGCTAACACCTTGCAGTAAATATTATACTAAAGTGCTCAGAGCAAATGACTGGTTTTATGTAAACAAGATGAGTTACCAATATTCTACAGGAAATTCACTTGTGCTTAATTTGGAGCTAAGTAAGTTCTTATCAGTGGATAGAGAGGTGACTTGATGGACGCTGTTACTAGGTTAGTAAATACAGTAAGAGATACTAGAGAGAGAGTTACACAATCAAGCCGTCAAAGGCGTGGAGGTGTAACTGACCTCTTTGGTGTTGACTATGTAGACACAATAAGGAACACAGAGGAAATGGTTGGTGACAAGAAGAAAGAAGCCAACTACCACCTCACTGTGTCAGGGGACTTAGATAGGTTTCAGCGCTGGTTTCTTAAGGTTATTGTTACAAATAACAAAGGGGACAACTCAGAGCAGGAACAAGAGGGTGTTCGCCCTATGTCTGACGTTCACTTAGAGGTATTTGCACACAATGCAACTACTGGACATAGTGAGACGATTGACCTGACACCATTTCTAAAGGCTATATGGAAATGTAACTGGATTGCAGACGCTAAGGGTGGAGAAGGTATCTTTCCTAATGGTAATCCCATGGAAGGCTATGACCTGATGAAAGTTGCATGGTATCTCAATGATAAGCAGAGAGAAGCCTTGTATAGTCCGGGAGAAAAGATATTCTCTGTGAAAGCACTAGGAGACGCAACAGTGACATTGCGCCTTTATTTGAAATTTAGTCACATAAACTAATATGTACGATTTTAAGGATTTATATAATAAACACAAACACTACACAGAGAGGTTAGACCGGCTAAGGGTTAAGCAATTCAAGGTGGAACAGCACCTAGAGGCTCACCCTCAGGACTATACCGCTGTGATTGATAACATGAAGTTAAAGAGTGAGATATACAGGGAAGAGAAGAGAGTACAGCAGGTACTTATGATGATGGAGGTTGTCTTTGAGTAGACTAGAATACCTATACCTAATCAGGACTACTATCCAGAAGCTAATGCTGAGTCTGATAGAAGATAGGGATTTATTTTTAGCAGGACAAATTTTAGAGAAGGGTTGTTATGACAGCTTAGTATTCTTGAATTATGATGTTAAAAAGTCAGTAGCCATAAGTATATGCAATAATAACAGTGTTATTTATTGTCCTGTTGATGATTATTCAATAGCTGAATATGGCTATTTATACTTCCCAACTACGGAACTTTTTGCTTTGTGTGAAAGTTTACTGAAAGACAATAATGGTGTATAATTATGGTTAGGAATTGCTACGATATATGCAAAGATGTATTAGGAAAGCATTATGACTTTGACGGAGGTGGAGGAGGTCCGGGAGGATTATATCAGTGCCTTACGTCAGACCACTATGTGAGACTGTATGATGGCTCTTACACTTCTGTGAAAAATCTACAGAAGGGTGACAGGTTATCCACAGGGAATACTGTACTGAGTAATAAACCTGAGCGTAAAAAAGTATTCACCATGAATACTACACAGGGTAAGTTTACTGTGACAGAAGACCATAAAGTATTCCTGTTATCTGGTGGATTTAAAGAAGCTAGTAAGTTGGTATTTGGGGAAAAGCTTGTTACAGACTTAACTGGTGAACCAGATAAGGATAAGCTAGACGCTCTTAAAAATCACATATACAATGAGGATAAAATTGCACTACTAAATCTCCAACGCATGTGTCATATCACAGGCTGGTACACTTACCTTACAAGAAAAGGCACTGGCTGGTTACTTGTTATAGATAAGACAAAATCCCCCTGTGTCAGATTTATTTCCCTTGAGGATACTTACTCTGAGGATACTGTATATGTGCTAGAGGTGTCAGGTGATAGAAGTTATTTTGCTGATAATCTTCTACATCATAACTGCTATGACCTCGCTAACTACGTTGCCAGCTTCTTTGGAACTCGGCTTGTAGGACCAGTCGCCGCCACTATCGTATATGATAATCCTCAGCTTTACAGACTTGCTCTTGTTAAGACCTATGATGGTCAGCTAGAAACTGGAGATATGATTATCTTCGGACCTGTGGCTTATAATCCAGCAGGACATGTAGCCTTTTATGGTCATGGCGACCAGACAAGTGCTACCTGTATAGACCAAAATCACCCTGCATCGAGTGGAGTTACTGAGCATACCTTTAACTTGTTACCATTGAACCCTACACATATTGTAAGGTTTTATAATCAAGAAGGGTACTCAGCAGGAGGGCAGTCTTCTAATAATCAGCCGGGTACTATATCAGGTAATGACACTACAAAGACAAAGTCCAGAACATATCAGTTCTGGGAGGTCACCTGTGATGAGACTGAGGTACTAAAGGAAAAAGATGGTGAGTTTATTGAAAAGACTTTCCAATGTTCCAAGTACACAGGGCTGGAAGATGGTGACTGGATTAAGATTGACCGCTGGGACGGCTCAGCTGGTTATGTCCGTAAATCCTGTGCCAAACGCAGAGAAGACCTTGACGTAGTAGTAACTACTAAGAAAGACGCTTCTGTGACTAATGACTTGCCATCAGGTACTGCTAACTATGACGGAGGAGACATTTCCTATGGAGGATATGTACTTGCCAAGGATAAGATAAGTGCAATGGCTTCCGCCTGTGCCAAGTATGGTATTTGGCTTCCCGGATTTATCTGCCAGACCTATCTGGAAACTAACTGGGGACAATCTCCCGGAGCGTCCTATGCAGGTCCTGAAAATAACTGGGGAGGACTTACTTGGACAGGAAACCCTCAGCGTGAGTCTGGTGTAGTAGTATCACAAGGAGCTCCACGGGCAGAAGGCGGTTACTACATGAAGTTTGCAAGTCTCAAAGATTACTTTGAAGACCACTGTAACCTCATTTCAGACCGTATCGGAGGAGCAGACGCATTATATCACGCAAACAATAAATATGATATTGAAAGCTTCACAAGAGGACTATTCAGGCCTGTGGCTAAGTACGATTACGCTGCTGTCGGTCTAGGAGCTTATATAGCTCAAATGAGTAGTATCTACAATGGAATGAAGCCTCAGCTTGATGAAGTGATGGGACACATTAAGGAAGGTGAGCCTTTGCCTACCGCACCTGCTGTGACTAACCCAACATTTCCAAAAATTGAAGTTCCAAAACCTAAGCTACCACCGCTTAAGACAGGAAATAAAGCAACTGACCGACGTTCACGTTGGATTTAAGGAGGAAACATGGCATATAAGCTACCAAAAGAAGACCAGCTGTGTGGAGTTGTATATAACACATACACAGGTTACAAGCCTATCCCCAAGGCTACTTGCCCTGCTAATTCAGGAGGGTGTGGGGATAATATTAAAGTAGTTCTCAACTGTGGTAAAGAACCTAAGCAGAACGCACTACCTGAGTATTACACAGATGGCACTATCCGTGCTTATGTGCAAGAAAAGGCAGGTCATAATGACCACCCTGTGCACTTCAAGAGTGATACCCCAATGGCTAATCCTCTTGTGATTTACCCTAAACAGTTCACACGTAGTGATGACCAGCCGGGTAATCTCTATAAAGACTTTATTCAGGCAAATGGGTACACTCATGTGAAAGCTGGTGGAGGTCAGTTTACTCAGCTTAACTTAGATGGTACATTCACTGTGTCCTATGAGTCAGTTGATAACAAGACAGCTATTGTAGAATTTGGGAAGATTGATTAAGGAGTAGATAATGTCAGATAAAATTGTAAATGTATATGTTGGGGAAAACCTTAGTGAGGACCTATTAGTATCAGAAGATAGTTTGGTAATTGATAAGTTTAGTTTATTTTTAGACTCATTTTTTGAAATTCAGATGGACACCTCAAAAGTTTACTTTGGTGGGCTTAAAAAAGCGTCACCTCTTATAGTAACAGGAAATGGAGAAGATATTCCTCTCTTGTTAAACTTTTATGGAGATATAGCTAGTGACTCAGATACTTTAGTATTAGATAGCTTTTTTAATCAAAAAGGTTCTCCTATAAAGGATTATCAGCTTTATCCTCTCTTTGACCCTGCTACTCATGATTTTTTCTATAAAGAAGAAAAACTTGAAGTAGACCCTGTGAGGAATGTGCTTCTTTCTAAAGTACCTAAAGGACTTCCTTTTGTCCAACTAGAAGCTAGGCGTAAGAGGTAATAATGAATAACCAATGGATTGACAATATTCTTAGTAGACAGGAAGTAATAACCTCTGTGACTCTAGTAATCACAACGTTATGTACCTTCCTTGTGACTAAGCTAACACAGAAGACTAAAGAGGCAGAAGCTCATCAAGAGGCTCAGGAGGAAATGGCTAGGAGCAATAAGCGCTCAGCCCTTCGTAATGAATACTTACAAATATATAACTCTCATGAATTTACTTGGGAACAGAAGTACCACTTAACACGTGAGATTATCACTGCATACTATCTTTTGAATGGAAATCACTACATTCATGAGTTAGACGACGAACTTTACCATAAGAAAGAGGAAGAAGTAAATGAAATTGAGCAACCAACAATATGATATTGCAAAACGTATTATTACTGTAGTTATCCCAGCATTTATAGCTTTGTTAACTGCGTTAGGAGGTATCTACAAGTTTGACCCATCTACTATTATTGGCACTATTTCCGCTCTCACTGTGTTTGCAGGTGTGGTTCTTGGTATCTCAAGTAATAACTATGCGAAAACTCAGGAAGAAGCAGAAAACAAACAAGGAGAACAGTAATGGCTATTAGTTACCAAGATTTTAAGAACAAAACGCTTGGTAATGGCTATGACATTGATGGTTGGTACCAATTTCAATGCTGGGATTTCTATGCAAAATTCTGTATTGAAAATGGAGTGCCTTATGCTAACTGCACTGTGACAGGGTTTGTACAAGACCTTTGGGAACAGAGACATAGCAATGGTATTCTTAATTACTTTGATGAAGTTAGCATGTTGCAACCGGGAGACTTGGTTATCTTCAAAGTTCACCCTTGGACTCCTTACTCTCACGTTGCTGTGTTTGATAGTGACATTGACGGAGTTTATGGTATGTTCTTAGGGCAAAACCAAGGACCTGATAGTAGCCTAGATAGAGGAGGAGTTGCTTCTCTTGTGAGACTTCCTTATGAAGCTACCTTTGATACAGCCTTTAGGCTTAAGCCGGGAGTCGGAGGCCAAGCTGCACAGGCTCAGCAAACAAGCTCAGCTAGTGGACGAGGCTTCGTAAATGGAGCTCCGGGACTTAAGAAGGACGAATACTTCTTAGATGTATCAGCCTACCAATCAGCAGACCTCACAGCTATTACACAGCAAGCAGGTACTAATAAGACAATCATTAAGGTCAGTGAATACACTACCTACCTGTCAGAAGTTAGACAAGCTCAGGCTGACACCTCTGTGCCTATTGGTTATTACCACTTTGCACGCTTTGGAGGTGATGTAGGACAAGCTCTTGCAGAAGCTAACTTCTTCCTGAGCAACCTACCTAGCAAGCCTGTGAATTATCTGGTCTGTGACTATGAGGATAATGCTAGTGGAGACATGGAAGCCAATACACAGGCAATCCTAGCCTTCATGGACGCATGTGCTGGTAAAGGCTATCAGCCTATCTATTACTCATACAAGCCATATACTTTAGCTAACGTAAACTACAAAGCTATCCTAGCTAAATACCCTAACTCTCTGTGGATTGCAGCGTACCCTAACTATGAGGTAACACCTACTCCTGTGTGGGAGGTGTATCCTACCATGGAAGGTATCCGCTGGTGGCAGTTCACTAGTACAGGTATTGCTGGTGGCTTAGATAAAAATATCGCTATTCTTAGTGATGATATTGCAAACAACCAATTTGAAGAAGAGGAAGACGAAATGACAAACTATGTAATCCGAAGCAATTCAGGTAAGCAGGGCTACCTTGCTATTACTAATGGAATTGTTTGGGGAATTGGAGACATTAAAACTGTAGGTGAGCTTCAAAATGCTAAGCATGTGCACCTCAACCTACCGGACGGAGACTTTGACCGTTTCATTAACGCACAGAAGTCTGATGATGTGACGCAAGAGGCTATCGCAAAAGCTATCGAAGACGCTAACAAGAGCCTTACCGAAGTTATTGCAGGTGAGCCTAAGGAATAGACCCTAGGGGTTGAGGAGGGAATATGTAAATGTTTCCTCTTCTTTTTAGTAGGAGGAGTTATGTCCAATAAAAATCTACCCTGTGTATTTCCAGACCCTATGTGTCCTCCTAAAGAAGATGGCACTAAGTGGACTGAGCAGGAATTGGCTAAGAGTGAGCAATTACTTGAAGCATATAAGGTAGACCTGTGTAAATGGATTGATGAGAAGTGTAACTATAATGGGGGTATTACTCCTGAGGAAAAGGCTGAGTATGAGCGTAAGCTACTTGCTTATAACAATGCCTTGGCACGTTACAAAGAGCTCATTGAGAAATATGAAACCTACCTAATTAACAAATCTGAATATGATAAAAAACTAGCTTCTTATACTAAGGAGCGTAACGCTATTCAGGCTGAGATTACCCGTATTACAGCAGAAAATGCTGAGCGGACTAAGCGTAACAAGGCTAAGCAAGACCAGTACACAGCTGATAAGGCTCAGTATGACAAGGATATTGTTGTCTACCGTCAGAAGAAGCGTGAATATGATGAGGCTGTTGACCCTGAGCGTAGGCGTAGGCTTGAGAATGAGGCACTACAGCAAGCGCTAGACCGTGTGCAACGTACTACACGTATGAATATGTTCTCTTCTGGCTCAAGCACAGGAGGAGGAGCATACACGAGTGTAACCACTAATGGTAATGAGTTCACTATCCAATGGCGCATGGTAAACACAGGGCGTGTAGTAGGTAATGGTGTGCTTCGTGGTAACGTTGAATATCGCTTTGTGCGTAAGGAAGACAGGATTGAGGCTTACATTGTAGCCTTCAACTTGACTAGTGCTAACTATTCATTTAACCCAAACGATACATGGGCTTCTGCTGGAGCTACCTTCACTGTGTACACTCCTAATAGCCAAATCATTTGGACAAAATCTTATGACCCTTACCAGCCATTCAGTGAGAATATTAACCGACGTGTAGAGCTTAATAGCCAGACACCTATTCAGCTTACAGGATCTACATCAGGGCGTGTAGGTATTCTGTGGACTAGGGACGTGTGGATTGATGAACCTACTCAAGGTAGTGTAGATATTAACTTCACTATGGACCGTCTTGATGTCCAAGTACCACATATACCAATCCCACCTAAGCCAGAAGAGCCTAAAGAGCCTCCTAGACCAGTGCTAGAGCCTCAGCTCCCTGTGCCTAGTTTGCCTAATAATCCTCCACAAGAGCCCCCTAGGGTTGATAAGCCTGACAAACCGGGAGAACCTCCTGTGCCTCCTACTCCTAGACCTCTTAGACCAAGACCTAAGCGTCCATGTAAGAAGTGTAATGAGTGTGAGGAATGTGAGAATATCGGTAGAGGACCTGATGTCTGTGAAGACCTTAAGGCTATTGCACAGGAGCGTTTCCAACGTGCTGGGGTACATGAGCTTAGAAACAAGTATGTAGTGAACCTACCTAATGTTATCAGGCGCTCAGCCTATGGACTCTGGTGTGTTACTAAGAACATTATCAATCAGCTCTGTCATGTAGGAGAAGAGTTTCAGTGCTTACGTGAGCAAACAGACCAGCTACGTAAGGAGCAAATGTGTATTCAGAACGCACAGCAGGCTTCCTGTGAGCGTTTAGCTAAGATAGCTAAGAATAACTATGACATAGGTAATAACGTGCGAAATAGGCTCATTCAGAAGCTCAGAGACGACGCACAGAAGAAGTCCATTGATATTGCTAACCAGACAGTCCGAATGAACATGTTCCCTAGAGGCTCACAAGCAGGCTCAGGTACTTACACACGGGTATCTACCTCAGGTACTAACTTTACCATTGAGTGGAACATGGTAGGCGGAGCTGTAATTGGTAACGGTAGCATTAATGGAACAGTAGAGCGTGAGTTCAGGCTTAACACTACCACAGGGTATGTAGAGGCTTTCCTAAAGGCTGTTACTATCACCTCTGTGAGATATGAGCCTACAGGCGCTATGACAGGGGCTTCTACAGCTACCATGGCTGTGTTTGATGGAGCAGGCAATCAGGTTTACTATAAAGCCTATGACCCATTCCGTTCCTTTAATGAAAGCCCTAACCGACGCATTGAGTACAATAGAACAGTACCACTACAGACCACAGGCTCTACTGGAGGCTCTGTGCACGTACTTTCTACTCGTGATACTTGGCTTTATGACCCTACCTATGGACAGCTAGAGGTGAACTTCACAAGGGATAACCTAATCCCTATTGATATTCCTCCTGTGCCAGATATTCCTAAGGTAGAGATTGACTGTGGAAGCTGTGAGGTGAAAGAATTTGACTGTTAAGGAATGTAGTTCCTGTGGAGATAAGTGTGGACACTTCATATGTCAGGCAAGAAAATATGCCTTGTGTGATTGTCCTACTATCACTCCAGGAAGAGACGCATGTAATGCTTTACATGACCTAAATGATAATAAGATTAAGCTAATGGCACAGCGGAATGAGTCCCTACTAGCCTGTGATATTCCTAAGTTCTTAGGCAGGCTATTCAGGGGTATCTCCTGTGTCTATAAGAATATGATATTGCAACTATGCTGGATTATTAAGAATATTTGCTGTATCTATTCACGCACTAAAGTTATTGATGACAATAACAAATGTATCAACCAGAAGCAAGAGAAAATGGTTCAGGGAATGAAAGACCTGCAAGCTCAGATGAATAAAATCTTGGAGCTTTACAACCAGTATGCCACAACTAAGATTGTGGTAGCTGACAGCTCTTTTGAGGGACTTGTAGCCACTCTTGAAGCACTACCAGAGGAGGAGCTTTAATGGCAGACTGCGTAACTTGTATGAAATGCAGGTTTAAGGAATGTCAGTGTGATAATGGTTGCAAACCTAAATGCATAGATATAGGCAAGACCTGTGATGATACCTGTCAAAAGGTAAAGGACTTGCACAAAGACCTACTAGAGCCCATAGCTCCTATGTTTGAAACAGGTATGCCCTGTGACATGAGAGAGCTTAGCTCTAAGGGCTTTAGTAATGTATTTATGTTTGTCAACAACTTTATCAATGTCCTGTGTCACACGCTAGGGCTGACTGATATTCTAAATGACCGCATTAAGGCAAACAAAAAGAACCTTGAGGCACTTAATAAAGCTAACGAGGCTCTGTGTGGTAGGATAAATGAGCTGACGAGAAATGGTAATAAGTTGGTAACAGCTTCTAATTCTACTGTGTCTGACGCTATTGCATATAACAATAAGCTGAAACGTGAGTACAATGAGCAAGCTTCCTTTGTTAATGAGTATAATAAAGGGGCACTTATTAAGTACCAACAAGACCAACAAGAATACACAAGCCGTATCTCTATCTTACAGGCTAACTTGACCAAGGAAGGCTTCCCTCAGGCAGTGGCTAGTCAGTACCTCCAAATGTCTCCTAACGCTGTTATGGCTAAGACAATTAGAGGACGTAAGCTAAGCTCTGATACTAAAGAGCCTGCAAGTGTCAATCCTATCCCTGATGTTACTACCTTTACCTCAAATGAATTGGTCTATACCTATTTAAAAGAGCGTGAGGAAATGACGATTGATTTTGCTAACGCAACTACTATTTTAGCAGGGAAAGAGATTTCGTCTATCAAGATGAGAATTACTCTTGTGTCAACCGAGCACCCTAAGAAGGGGGTGATTATTGGAATACCTACAAATCCATATAAGCAAATCACTATCCACACAGAGGGTAGCAATGAGCAGTATAGCTCTGAGCTTATTGTAGAGGTACGTTTCTTTACTGCTGATGGTAAGGAAGTTAAGCCTACCTATAAAGAAACGGCTATCCTAAATCTGCAACCATTTGGTGCTGAGTCAGGTCAGGGTACTTACTTCTCAGTTGATACTGGTTACACTATACCTATCAACGGCTCTTATGTAACAGCACAGAACGGTAGACTAAGCAACTACACTAGAAATCCTCTAGGAGAAGGTTCTCAGTCTATTGTATGGGGAGTATTCACTGACACTATTGCGTTTAATGTAGGAAGCTACAAGAAGAATGTATCAGGATTTAACCTGAATACAGCTCCTGTGATTAGTTCAATGCCAGTAGTACCTTATCAGGCTAAGCTGAAAGAACTGCCCCCTACACCTAACTACATCAACATTCATGAGAGCACAGGCTTCCTGAATGAGCTTACTTGTGGTTTATGTACCCTAGCACCTCTTAAAGAGTGTAAGACAGCCTGCTCTGTGTGTCCTCCTGTAGGTAAAGAGGCTAAGATTGCTCAGGCTAAGGGACTTGACTATATCACAGTGACTACCTTTATTGACACTGCAACTAATAAGCCTATTGCACCAGCTGTTCATGAAAAGAGCACTTTTTGTGCTCCTACACCAGATACAATATGGTATAATAGTAAGGGGTACACCCTGATACCTAATAAGCAGACCACCTCTGAGTTCACAGAGGGTACAGATAGCCTGCTTGGTAAGGGTATGATTAGAACCTGTGTGAACTACTACAGCACAGGAGGAAAGGAAACGAACTAATGACTTGTAACAAATGCTATGAGTGTGAATGTAATGACGGAAAAGACTATTGCCAAGATTGCCTTCCTGATGAAGGTACTTGGCTTATTGTCAAGTCTGAAAAGCCTGACCCGTTCTATGCTGACCGCAACCATGCTTACATGGATAGTGCCGAGAATGTATGGATTTTAAACCGTGCTAGGGACGCCATGATTAAGCTCAATGGTTCAGGCTCAGATGGAAATGGTAAGGTCTATAAAGCTGGTCAGGGTATCACTATCTCACCAGATGGGACTATCTCAGCTGTGGTCACAGAGGATAGAGATACTATCACCACTGTGAATCCCGGCAATGGTATTCTTGTTTCTAAGACTAACAATGACTACACTGTGACCTTAGACAGTACAAAAGTACCTACCAATGAGCGATTAGAGAATGTAGAGCGCCAAATTGGTGAGCTTAAGTCTCCTAAAGGTACAGCCACTGTGTCAGTTATTGGTAAAGAGGGTATTGTAAGCACACAGACTGCCACTAAGGATTGGGAAGTGAAGCTTGACCCAGCTGTGAAAGCTAACATTGATAAAATCCCTGCTTTAGAAACCAAGGCTGTTGAAGTTCCTCTTGTGAACTATATCAACAAGTACCATGGTAACGGCTGGGTAGGTAAGCGTGATGAAGGTTCAGGCTATTATTCAGCCCCACTATACTATCTCACAGACAAGAAGTCCTTAGGTGACCTTGGTTTCTCTGTAGGTGATAAGCTTTACATTAAGGCTAAGTTTGATGTGAATACCTCATCAGCTATCCCTGCTACTGCTCAGCTTGCTTTGGAAGCCTATGACATGGCTAATCCGACTAACTGGTATGTAGGCTGGCTTGCAGGTAAACAGTCCATGCAGGCTAAAGGTAACGAGATTACCTACACATGGACGCTTGCTGAGAAAGACCTTAAAGTAAATGCTCTGAATGTTCGTATTGATGGTATTAATATTAAGACATTCCCTGTGAGATTTACTTATTTAACACTGACTACCAAGCCTGTGACTGATAGTATTCCAGAGCCTTCTGGTACACTACTAGTAGGTGCTGATAACCTCATTAAGGGCACTAGAGACGGCTCTGCTAACACCTATGGAGCCCCTAATGGAAACTACTTAGGACTAGCTATCAGCGAGAAGAATAGAGGCACAGGAGCTGGTACATTTGATACATTTGGTGCTCAGCTAGGCTACCCTCTCAACCCGGGAACTTGGTACACAGTAAGCTTCTTTGCTAAGGCAACTAGTGAGATTACTTTCGGTAATCACCTGTTCTCACCTGCAAAAGTTTGTATCGTTTATAGCTCCACAGGAGGTATGAACACAAACATTGACGGTGATGTAACTGTGAAGGTAAATGCTAACTGGGCTTTATACACAGTAAGCTTCCAAGTATATGATACAGCACCATTTACACCTAGAATTCTTTTAGGACGTATGAAGGCTGATGTACCTAACAATACTGTGCTACAGATTGCTGGTGTATGTTTCTATGAGGGTACAGGTCCTCGTTCTTGGGGAGCAAGCTCACTAGATGTACCAAGCAATACCGATGTCACAGAAGGTATTAACAGACTTAATACAACTGTGCAAGGACTGAGTACCAAGGTTACTGCCCTAGAGGGTAGAGCTGACAATGATACTAAGTATTATGCAGGAAATGGGCTGAGCCTTAATGGAACAACCTTCTCTTTGAATACTAATGACCTAGTTACATTCGGTGACATTGCTACTAAAGCAGACCGCTCAGAGCTCAGGTCCTTACAAACTAAGTATAATAGCCTAGAGACAGCTGTGAAGAAGCTCCTACAAGACCTTAAAGACTCAGGTGCTTGGGAAGTTGCTGGTACAGACATTCTTGCTGGTAGCCTCAAGGCTGACCGCCATATTGCTACAGGTAACATCAACGTATTTGGTGGAACACCTAATGGCAATAGAGCTATCCGAACATCTAACACACTCAACGCTGGTGACCTTGCAGGAGGAGTAGAGTAATGCCAACATTCAACACAAAGGAAGAAGCCCTGACATGGGCTAAAGCTAACACAAAGTTTAAGTTAGAGAGTACAAACACCTCTGAATTTAAAGTCCGTACAGGCTGGGATAATGCTTCCGCTGTGTGGGAAGAGAGTGTTAGTGGATTTGTAGTCGGTAAAGGTGAAGTTCAGTTCCAAGTCATTCCAACCTTTGGGTTCAAGGGAGACAAAATCATTATTAACAACCTACAGATTTATGTAGGTACTGCTAAATATGAAGTCCAACCTGTGAACCCTACTGGTGCTGACGCTAGAATGAAGTTTACTGCTCTTGACCAGCTTGTGATTGAGAAACAGTTCCCTATCACAGGAGGATTTAATGAGAATGTAAACAGACCATTTAACAAGGCTGTGGAGCTTAACCTGTACACCACTAACTCATCTGCTAGTGTGGCTAAGCTAGAACACAGCTGGTTTTCAGGGAACAAAACCTCTGAGATACTCTTAAATTGGTCTATACCATCTGAGATAGTTATTTCACCAGCTGTGATGATTAAGCCTTGGGCTATCAGACAGTCAGCAGGAGGTCAGTTTACCTCATTCACTACACTCAATAAGGATATGAAAGTGTATGCTAATGGAACATGGAAAGTTCCTCCAAACTCGACTATTGAACAGAGCAAGGCTAAGACAGAAGGATTTGGAGCTAACCGTATCTACTTAGACAACAAATGGATAGCTCAAGGAAAGGTAGGAAGATAATGGCTTCATACAAAGAAGAATATAAGGATAAGTGCTGGTATGAGGATTGCGCCTGTGAGGACATTTACCCAGCAGACTGTGACTCTTTACGGAAAGAGAACAATGAGGGTATCGGAAGGTACGCTTGTGCAGCCCAAAATCAGGACTGCTATGATAAGAATTTTTTTAAACGTGCTTTTCAGAAGATTGCCTGCCAATTTGAGCATGTTATCCAGAATATCTGTGCTATTTGGGACTTGCTTCAATGTATCACAGAGTACCTGAAAGCTCAAGGTAATCAGGGCTATGAAACTAAGTATTACCGACACACAGGGGTAGAAGGGCAGAACTTCTACAAGCCTATCATGACACGGTATGCTATCAACCTCTATAAAGACTCAGAATATGGCTGGGACACACAGGGAGGTATTGATGATGGTAAGCGAGGTACGTTTGACCAAGACATGCACTGCTATATCCGCTGGTGTGCTGATGGTAACGAGCTTAACCCTGCTGTGGATAATACCATGACCTTTGTAGTCCGCACAAGTGGGGAAGGTTGGCCCGGTGATGAGTCTGATATGGTTAAGCAACGTGGTATCCACTGGCAAATGACAGGGCTCACAGATGGAGCTATGCCTTGCTCAGATACCATTGTGCTACCTAAGGGACAAAATATCGTGATAGAGGTTATCCAAAACAATACCTCATCAGGAACATTCCGTGTGCATAATATCAAGGTTGAGTATCACCCTATTGCAGGCACAGGGCTTCCAGACTGCTTGAAGACCCCAGAAGTGCCTAAGAAGGACTGTAACTGCTAAAAATAAAAAGACCTTAATTGGTCTTTTTTTGTTGTCTTTTTCTCTGGCGCTCTTCTCGTGCACGGTCCTTGGCACGTTCATACTCCTTAAGAGCCTTCATGAGCCTAGCCTTGGCTTCCTTCACAGTAGGCTTTTTCCTTTTCCTTCCATGGCGTGTGGTAAGGGTGTTTCTAGCAAGCCCTACAGCCTTAGAGAGTTTCTTTGTCTCTTGCAAATCAGCAATGATACGGTAATACAGGTCTTGTTCCTTACGGAGCGTCGCCTTCCTCTTGATGTTATATTCTGTGCGAAGCTTGCTCTTAGTAGATTTAACAGCTGCTAGTACCTTCACCTCACGCTCAAGGGCAACATAGCGTTTGATAGCCTCATCAAGGGAAATCTCATTACCTTCTGTGTCATAGAGAGTACCATCTTCTGCAATTACTCTTTCAGGAATATTTCGATTTAACTCGAATATTTCTTTGTCATAGGATTCATCAAATATCTTTGTTGACATAGAACCACACCTCTTCCCCATTTATTTTACTAAGCACAGTGATGTCTCCTGTCTTAACAGTTGAGTAAGGATAGCCTCCTGCCCATTCACGAAGCCTTTCATTTCTAGCTTGGATAGACTCTACTGTTTCTTCAAGATAACAGTCTCCCATTTCATCTATATGTTTTATCGTATAGGAGGTTAATGTTCTCATTTTTTATCCTCTCAGGAATTATAAAATCCTCTTTCTTCATAGTAAGTTTCTTGTAGTCACCAATCACAGGGGGGTATACCCTCCTATTTTGGTAACACCACCATCTAAAGTCAATGTTAGATATATAGGTTGTCAATTCACTCCTGTGTTCTAATCTTCCGTACACATCATATACCTTGAATAATTGTTCCTTCCTGTTAGGACTTAGCCTCATAGATACCTTACACTCAGGCATTAGATATAGCATGTTAGCAAGCTCTATGTGCCTACCAGAGTACCCTGTGATAGGTTTGATAGCTTTGATTAAGCTATAATATCCTACTCTCTTATCCACAGCTAGGTAGGGTATAGTTGACATGAACGCCCCTAGAGAAAATTCAAAGTAGCTTTCCCTACTTCCATTCCTAAGGTTCTGCGCCAGTGTGTAAGCCTCTTCCATGGTGTAAAATCCCCCCGGAAGGCTATACTCCATTATCGTATCATAGTCCTTAACATATATGTTTATGAACACAGTGAGTAGCTTATCAAATGTATCAGCATTTTTATACACTTCCAATAGGTGTAGTATCCGCTGAACATTTTCCTTTAGATAAAAGAGAGGTGGGAACTCTCTGGGATTAAGCGTAACCTTACTATCAGTAAGACTAAGTGCTTCCTCAAATGAGTCCTTACCTCTCTCTAACCATGAATTGACTTCCTCGATAAATGTATCGTTGTGAGAATTAGTCGTCCCACTCA